TGAAATGATCTACCAAAGTCACCATACTCTTTAATATATTTTTTCTCTCTACTTTTTGCTTCTTTAATATATTTGTTAGAAGCTTTGTTTAATGATTTTACAAACTCTGGTTTTTGTTCTGACCAAATGGTCGTGTTAAAATAGTTATTTATATACATTTTACCTTTCGTAGTAGTTTAAATTAATAATATATCTAATAGGAGACTTAATAGAAGTCATAGCTCTATGTAAAGTGTTAGTATTAAATATTAAAATTTTATTTTCTACAGCTTTAATGAATTTTACTTTATTATTAATTTTTATTTCTGTCCCTCCATCACAAGTGTTTAAATAAAATATAGCTGTTTTACTTTTTGTATCTTCATAATCAATATGAAAATCACTTTTTTCAAATAATTTACTTATAAACATATTAGACCTAACTTGTATAGGTGCTATACTGTTTAGCTTTTTTAAAATAGGTTTAATAATATTAATAAAATGTGGAGAAGTTGATTCCATATTATTATAAAAACAGTGTGTGAAATACATTCCATTGTTAGAATGAGGATCCATTTCTTTTCTTCTTCTCCAAGGAAATTCTAAATCAAAAATAATTGATTGTGTTACAGACAATTGTTCTTTATCTAAAAAATTATTTATTGTTTTATAACTCATTTAAAGGGTTTTCCTAAATGCCAGACAACAAGACTGTATCTTGTGCCAGCGGTTACTGGTTTAACTCTATGCCATACAAATGAAGGAAACACAATGATAGAACCTTTTGGTAATATTTCTTTACATTGTATTTTATGCTTAGATTCATCTCGCATATGTGGATCATAGTTTCTAAAATCAAATTCTAATTCACCACCTTCATATTCTGAACCATCTGTTAACTGACAAGTCATAGATAGTTTTCGAATTCTTCCGTGCTCTGGATTGTTTGGATCTTTCCTATCATATGGTTTATCCCAACTATCACAATGCCAATCATAATATTGATTTAATTTATATTTTGTAAATTGACAAGACTCACTTCTTTCCCAATCAAAGTTCCAACCAGCATTTCTATTAGCTTCGTGGACATATGGATGTAATTCTTTATATATCCAAGTATCATTGAGCCATACTAAATCAGAGTTTCTTTTTCTTTTTAAATCTTTTATTTCTTCTTTGTTCAATGGCTTTTTATCTAAATCTCTTTCTCTTCCATAACCACCAGTAATTGCCATTGTTTCTTTTTGTGCGTTAGCATAAGCTATGACATCATCACAAAATCTAGGTGTTAATACACCACTAAAATACCAATAATAATTAGATATATTCATACGTTATAGTTTGTACGAAATTTAAACTATCCTTTTGATTATTAGTTAAGTAGTACATATTAGTTGATGGAAACATTATAAATTTATTATTTTCTAAAGGTATGTCCCAGCTTCTACCTTTACGTCGGTTATCTTCAAAATGTATTCGAACCATACAATCTTTAACTTTTACACCATACAATAAAACAAAGTCTGGAGAGTTTCGAAGATCTACAGGATCAATATTTAATAAAGGAATTGTAGTTTCCGCAGGTTTATAAATATTACCCCACGTTTCTTTGTTAACTAAACTGATACCATACTCAAGACCAATGTGATCTCGCATATAAGTATTTAACATATCCCAAGTTCTTGAAAATGGAAAAGGTGAATCTGTTATTTGTGACTGTAAGATGTCGCCTGATAATTTATCTCGGTCAATGTCCCAATCTTTAGGCATTGCCACATCACCGTAATATAAAGCTTGCTCTGTTAATACTTTCTTTTGCATACCACCACCATTTTTAAATTATGCTAATTGATCTGTCAAGTCCCAAGACTGGCCTGATTCATTCCAAACATAATGCCATTCGTGAGTGCCAGCTTCATTTTGTGATTGTTGTTCTGCAGTTAATGCAGGAGCATCACCAATTGGTGAATCCCAACCAGCAGTTGTAGTATTTTTTACCCAAGATGCATATGGTTTTTTAGGCCAAAAGATTTGATTATCCTCGTCCCATTCATAACCTATACCTGCGTAGTTACCTCTTAAAGGTGTTCCGCCATTTTTATGTTGATTACCTGATGTATTGTAAGAAGTTTGAATCCACATTTGGGCAGGCCAATTATTATGTGTTTCTAAATATTGTTGACCTACTGATTCATCTTCAACACCATCAGCATTTAACATATCTTCATTATTCAAAGTTAATACTTGAATAACTTTTCCGTTAGCTCCTAGTTTTGCAAAATGTGCCATAATGTTTCTCCTTATATATTAATTTTAATTATCATTCAACTATTGAAACTTATACCTTATTACTACTATACCTGAACCTCCAGATAAAGTTTCCGTTGTTGCAGAACCTCCACTTCCACCTCCAGTGTTAGCTGTTCCTGCTTCTCCTGGATCACCTACTGGAGCACTTCCGTGTGCACCATCTCCTCCACCACCTATACCACCTGTACCTCCACTTCCTGGTTGTGGTGGTGCAGGTCCTCTACCACCTCCGCCACCAGAAAAATATTGTACACAAGATGAACATTGACCATTAGAAGAACCAAAGCCTGTTATACCAGCTCCTGCTCCTCCATTACCACCAGTAGTACCACTAAAATTTGCTCCTGCACACATTGCTCCACCAGCACCACCTGACCCTGGATAAACACCACTTCCACCTCTATTACCACCTTGACCACCGCTTGAACCTTGTGGTGGACTTACAGATGGAGTATTACCGCTTCCACCTCCTTTAAGTGTAGGATTATTTTCATTCTGTCCTCCTCCACCACCAGATCCACCATTGTTACCTGGAGTTCCTTCTGGTGCACCATATCTACCACCACCGCCACCACCTGTTGATGTAATTGTACTAAAACTTGAATTTGAACCATTATTACCTTGTTGATAAGGTGGATTAGTAGGAGGATTACCTGCTCCACCTGCTCCAACTGTTATTGGAAAACTTGTTGCTGTAACTGTTATACCTGCGGGTGCATTTCTAGGTGCACCTGGACCACTTTGAGGATTAGTGCTTGGGCTAGCAAAAAACCTAAAACCTCCAGCACCTCCACCACCACCATATCCTCCACCGCTTGCTCCACCCGCTACTACTAAATAATCAACTACATTTCTTGTTGGTCCACAAGTGCCTGCTATATCAGTTACTGTAAATGTACCAGGCCCTGTAAAGGTATGAATTTTATAATCTCCACAACAAGTTATTGTTCCACCTGTTGCAATTATATAAGGATTAATTCCTGTTTCTGTATCTTCTGCATTTTGAACATTTATCCATCCTTCTGTTCCATCTACATAAACTAATGTTAAAGCTTGACCATCGACATTTAAAGTCAAATCCGCATTAACTCCACCAATTTTTTCTGAACCATTTGGTGAAATAGTTAAATTGTTTGAATTAAAAGTTCTTGTGTAATCTGAAATTGCTACAATAGCGCCTGCAGAACCAGCAGGTAAGTTTACTGTAAAAGCTCCACTAGAAGTATTACAAAAATAACCTTCACCATCAGCAGCTGTAAATGTAGCCGTCTTGATAGATCCTGTTTGCCAATCTACAGAACCTGATCTACCAAATCCTGACTGACTTGCTCCACTTGCAAGTGTTACAGTATCACCTGATTGACCTAATGTAAGAGTTGTACCAGTTGCTGGTTTTAAAGAATTTGATTTTAAATCACCTGAAACAGTGATTGTATCTCCAGCGTCCCCTAATTGTGTTGTACCACAATTTGTTCTTGGACTAATTTTATTTACTTTTACTTCACTCATAATTTACCTATTGAAATTTATACCTTATCATTACTACACCAGATCCACCAGTACCACCACCGCAATCACATCCTCCACCAGATCCACCACCTCCAGAGTTTGCTACTCCGTTTGAATTAGCTCCAGATGGGTTTGGATTATTAGCTGGAGCACCTGCGTAAGCAGTTCCGCCTCCACCTGCAACTCCTGGTGTAACTGTTGGAGTTCCAGGAATATTAGTTGCTCCTGCTGTTCCACCACCTGCAAAATATCTTGTTGAACTTACAGGTCCTGGTGTTCCATAACTTGGAGCTGTTGAACCTATAAATGAATCTGCTATGTAAGCACCAACTCCTCCTGGCGAAACACTTTGACAAGCTACAGGTGACCCTGCAGCTCCTGCTCCACCGCCTCCTGATGAGGCATTATTGTTAGGTAAATTATATAACCCACCTGGATTTCCTTGTGACGGAGAAACGGGGGGAGTATTACCTGCAGCTGCTGCCGTAGGGCTAGATATTCCTCTTCTGTGTCCACCACCAGAACCTCCTGTTCCACCTAGTCCAGTGCAACTTCCACCACTATTATAAGCACCACCTCTTCCACCACCAGCGGATGTTACTGTAGAAAATGTTGAAGCTACTCCTGCTGATGCAAGACCTGCAGGTGCATTTCCAGGACCTACACCAGCTCCACCACCTCCAACTGTTATTGGAAATGAGGTTGCTGTAATTGTAACAGCTGTATTAGGACTTGCTCCACTATTATTAATAGGATGATTACATCCAGGTGCAGTAGAAAAAAATCTCATTCCACCTGCTCCACCTGCTCCACCTCCATCACCACCAGCTCCACCTCCTCCAGCAACTACTAAATAGTCAACTGTATTTTCAGGAGTGTTTGTTGAAATTTGTGAAACAGAAAAAGTTCCAGGGCCTGTAAAAATATGTGTTTTAAAATTACCACAAGTAACAATCGCATCACCACCTGTTGCTTCTATAAAACTTTGACCAGTAAAAGTTGATGAATCATCTTGTGTTGCTACCCATCCTTGAGTTGCATCTACATAAACTAAAAATATTGAAGCTCCTGCGGTGCTAATAACAGGGTCAGCTGAACTACCTCCATTAATTGGGGATCCACCTCTACCTATTGTTAAATTGTTTGTTGCAAAATCTCCACTATAATCTTTAAATCCTACGATGTCTCCTGCACTTGGAGAACTAGGTAGTGTTAAAGTAAATGCTCCTCCTGAAGTATCACAGAAATATCCTTCTCCCGACACTGCAGTAAAATTAGCTGTTTTTTTAGTTGTTACCCAGTTTACTGTTCCTGTTCTACCAAAACCTGTTTGCGATGCACCTGATGCAAGAGAAACGGTATCGCCACTCGCACCGATAGTTATTGTGTTAGAGCTTTCATTGATGATGTTAGCTCCGCATTGATTTTGTATATTGTCTACTTTAATTGTACTTGTCATAATTATTGAAACCTATACCTTATTATTACTACACCAGAACCTCCTGCTGCACCATTCATAGAGTTAGCGGGTCCATTACCACTCGCACCACCGCCACCGCCACCACCACGATTTGTAGTTCCTGCGCCTGCTTCTGCGTTTCCTGAAGGTGAATCATCACCTCGTGCTCCTTGACCACCTGTTCCACAAGGACTAGCTGCACCTACTCCTGTCTCAGAACCACCAGCACCTCCGCCAGCGTAAGCCACGGGACTTGCTGTAATTGATGTTGTTACTCCTGTTCCACCAGTGCCGGCATTTCCAGGGTCGTTTGCTCCTGTTCCACCTACTCCAGTAGCTCCTCCTCCGCCACCACCATTATCAAGTGAAGGAGTAGATTCACATTTTCCCCCTCCGCCATTTGTTCCTTGTGCGGGACTAACTGGAGGAGTATTACCTGATCCACCAAGTCCAGCTCCAGAAGTTCTATTTCTTCCACCACCTCCACCACCAGATCCACCATTACCACCATTTTTTCCTGTACAAGCAGGGTTTGCCCCTATAGCACCATTTCCACCACCTGCTGATGTTATTGTTGAAAAACTTGAATTTGATCCAGCACCACCACAAGTTCGGGAACCTGGAGTTGGGGCACCAAGACCAGCAGTTCCACCTCCGCCAACTGTTATTGGAAAAGCTGTTGCTGTAACTGTAATAGCAGCTGGAGAACCTCCGTCTAAAGGAGAAGCCGTATAAGGTGTTACTGGAGATTTAGCTTCTCTAAATCCTCCTGCTCCACCGCCACCACCACCATCACGGCCACCGCCTCCGCCGCCACCAGCAACTACTACATATGAAACTTTATTATTAGCAGGACTGCCTGAAATTGAAGATACACAAAAAGTACCTGGCCCTGTAAATGTATGAATTTTACAATTTCCAGATGTTGTAATTGTACCGCCTGTAGCCGATATAAATGTTTCTTGGATATCTGATGGATTTGCTGTAGTAACACTTTGCCAACCCGTTGTTGAGTCTACATATACTAATTGAATTGCTGAGTTTGCTTTTTGTATCGATAAATTACTTGCTGCTCCATTTATATTAGAACCATTTCTAGCAATAGTAACATTGTTTGTTCCAGCAGTAGAATTATAATCTGAAATAGCTACTACATTTCCAGCACTTGGTGAAGCAGGTAAAGTAACAGTAATTGCTCCTCCTGCTGAGTTTACAAAAAATCCACTGCCAGATGTTGCTGTAAAACTTGTTGTTTGAACTGTTGTGTTCCAAGATACTTCACCAGTAGAACCAAAACCTGCTGCAGTTCCTAAATTAGAAATTGTTGCACCTGCAGGAATCGTTAC